TGGACCTTTGAAATAACTTTTAGGTTGAATATTATAGTGTTTGTTTTATAATAGATACCATCAACATTTCATTCAATTTTTATTAGGAGTAAAAATATGTCACAATCTCAAAAGATTGCCGTTCTTTCATTCTCAGGTGGAATGGATTCTTCTTCTCTTCTCTTTCAAATCTTAACCGAAGGTTATGACAAGGTATTCTGTTATAGCTTTGATTACGGTCAACGACATTCAATCGAAATCGAAAAATCGCAAGAATTAGTGCAAGCACTTAATAGTGCGGGTTTCGATGTGAATTATCAACTTATCAACGTTCGCGATGTATTCAGTGATTCTCAATCGGCTATCGGGGCTAACAAAGCGGAAGAAGTTCCAGAAAACGAGTACAATCAAGAGAATTTGAAAGTTACCGTAGTGGAAAATCGCAATGTGATCTTCTCTGCGATCATCTATGGTAAAGCTTTGGCTTTAAGTAAGAAGTTCAACGCAGATGTGGATATTTTGATGGGCGTGCACAACAACGATAATTCTACATATTTGGACTGCAGACCGGAAAGCGTTAACATGGCAAAAGAACTTTACAGAATCTCAAACTATGGTAGTGAGCGAATCGATTACAAAGCGCCTTTCGTAGACGTAACAAAATCACAAGTATTGAAAGCTGGCTTAGAAGCGTTAGAAAAATTAGGTTTATCATCTGAAATGTATTCCCATACTTCAAGTTGTTACAATCCTCACGAAGGTAAAGCTTGTGGTAAATGCGCTACTTGTTTGGATCGCTTAAAAGCTTTCAAAGAAGCTGGTATCCAAGACCCTATTCCATATCAGTAAGGAGCCAGGATGCAAAAATTTGTATTATTTAGCGGGGCTCACGGCACCGGCAAATCCACCTCGTTATATGATTGTGTCGAAAATTTTCCAAATATTTTCGAAGGCTTTCAAATCGCGGATAGCTTAAGTGAAAAATTCTTTAGTAAAGAGGATTTCAAAAATCCGGATGTGTTGAAGGAAAAACAATCTGCGTTTACGCAATATCAATTGGATACCTGGGCGGGTAAGACGATGGGGGATAAAGTAATCTCCAGTCGTTCATATGCGGATATATGGGCATACACAAAATACCAGTATCTGAGAGATGGATTCCCGGAATATCTCGAGCAACTTTCGATCATCGAAGAAGCCGCCAAACAGGCAATTCTTCGCGCAAATACGATGTTTGTCTATTTCCCGATTGCGTTTGAAATTACCGGCAAAGAGTTAAGATCTACTAACGTAGAATTTCAACAAACGATTGATAGTTATATTAAAGAATTCTTTCATAAAATGAACATTACTCCGTTGGTGGTTAAACCATCAGATCGCGGGGATCGCGCCATTTTCATTTCTATGAAAGTTAAAGAGTTTGGGGAGCAATCAAATGAAATTTAGTTTTGAAACACCAAAGAGTCTTTTAGGTTATAGTCGTTCGTTCAATGATTATGAATATTTCCTGGATATTTTCTGGGACGATCACCCGGAAGTCTTTGATTTCTTCCTGGATTCCATTATGCAAGGACGCGAAGTGATCTTAGACAACAGTCTGTATGAACGCAAAATTCGTAACATTGAATTGGATGAAGCCGGTTACAAAAACTTACTTCGAAAATTTGATGAAGCCATCCCGGAAGATCGCAAAAAACTTTTGAAAGTGATAGTTCCGGACTACTTTGAGGATAGCGCAAGATGTATCCGTAAGGTGCATGAGTATCTTGCGGAGTTTCCGCAATTTACTTTGGTTGCCGTAGTGCACGGGCACAATAAGCAAAACTTCAAAGATTGTTTTGTGGAGTATACTAAAATTCTTCGAGAAGAGGATGTAATTGCCGTTCCATTCGGAGATATGTGTTGCAATACTACTCCAAGAAGCGAAATTTTGGAAGAGCTGGCGAATTTGATGACCTGGAATCAAAAAGTTCACTTTTTAGGATTAAAATCACCGTTTGAAGTGACCCAAATTCGCAGAGTTCGTCATTTAATTGATTCTATCGATACTAGCTATCCGGTGATTTCAAGTATCGAACAAAATCGAGTTTTCAACCATCCGGATAAACCGAAAACTTTGATTTACGACATCTTCGATACCTTTGAGCCTACGAACAAGTTTAAAGAATTGTTAGATAATAATGTTCAAGAATTTAAACAGATGTTATCTTAGGGAGCCATCAAAGTATGTTCAATTTAGATAAGAAAATCGTCAAAGTAAAGATTGGCGATCTTAAACCATTCGGCGGGAATCCTCGCCATAATAATGAATCGGCAAAACAAGTAGCGAAGTCCATCGAAAGTTTTGGTTACATCAACCCAATTGTCGTCGACGACGAATTGGTAATCTTAGCGGGTAATACCCGATTCAAAGCTATCCAATTGCTTGGTTTAAGTAAGGAAGATGAAATTGACGTATTACAAGTTTGTGGATTAACCAACGAACAAAAACGGGGATTTGTTATTGCGGATAACCGCGTAGCGGAGTATTCAAAATGGAATATGTCCGCGTTAGATCGCATGCTCGGGGATGGGAAAATGGATATGCAAATGTTGGCGGATTTTGGAATCCTTAATGTCAAGGCTACCAAGAAAAAACTCGAAAAAGAGTTAGACGTTCCGGAGTTGAAATAATGCAGGAAATGGATACCGCAAATAAAGAGCATCCGGCGCATCGTTTAGTTTTTGGTTTAGGAGATGCCTTGATGTACAGTCTCCGTAGTGAAGATCGTTTGCGTAAGATGTTTGAATGTTTTACCAACGACTTTTTAGTAAGTACCACGGATTTAACCTTTAAGCGAGCAGAATTCATCCGCGACTTAAACCTTCAAAATCGCACTTACTTGGATAGCGGTGGTTTTACCTTATTCAAAGAGCAGTTTAAGCACGGAGCAGATAGCGAAATCTTTGTTAAGCGCTGTGAAAAATTCAAAAAGAAATTTTTGAAACTTTGCGAGATTTTGAAACCCAAAGAATGTTTTGAGCTGGATAATGATTACTTTCTTCACAACGAAGATTTGACATCACCGGAAAATTTCCTAAGACAAGAAGTTTTCGATATTCTTGGTTATTACCCGACGCCAGTCTTCAAACTTCATCAAGGGGTGGATTATTGGATGAAATTATGTGAAGATCCAAGATATCCAAGATTGAGTATCGGGGGCTTAGCGCAAACTCGCGAATGGCATAAGAACACGGAACTTTTGAAGACTATGATGGATTATGCTCGTGCTCATAATAAGAAAGTTCATCTGCTAGGATGCCAAAACGTTCAAGCGTTTAAGGAAATTCAACCGGACACGGTAGACTATAGCATTTATCAATTTGCGATTAGTGTAGAGAATGCTAAAGCTGAGTTATGCGAAGCTCGACAAATTCCGGTAACCGAACGCAAAGGATATAAGGTGGCGCTTTCGGAGATCTACGAGCATACGGTTCTTTATGCGTTAGCTAGAGCCAAAGCTCGAAGTTTCCTGTATGATGCGTTTGCGAAACCGGCAGATTCTGATGAATCGGATGATTAAATTCGGTGAACATATTTAGTATGGGTATTATAATAATATCCATACATTATTTCGTTTAGGAGAAAATTTAATGAAGTCATTAGGTTTAGATATTGGCTACGGAGATGTGAAAGTAGTAATTGGGGATGGTAACCAAATCTCCCACATCTTCAAATATTCTAGTGCTATTGCCAGAGCACAAAAAGTTTCAAGTATTCGCGATCCGCGAATTGTTGAAATTACTTTGCCATCCGGAGATATCGATCAAGTTTATGTTGGCTTAGATGCTTTGAGTCTACCAAGCAATATGATCGTGGATATCAGCGATTACCAAATGTTAGAAGCTTACGCGCCAGCGTTTATCGCTAAAGCTTTGGAAACCGCTGAGATTTCCGCAGATGAAATTGATGTGATGGTCTGTGGTTTAAGCGTCGCCCAATTGGGTATGTCTGGTTACTTCAAAGAACGAATCAAACAGTTTACGGTTAGTGGCAAAGAATATAAGTTCAACAATATCTTCTTATTACCGCAAGGCGCTGGAAGTAAGTTAGCGTTTGATATGTTTGGCGATCATTATCCGCAACCAAGAACCACGAACATGGTTTCGACATATGTAGGGTGTGATGTGGGTTTTAATACGCTCGATATGTTCTATGTTACAGACGGTAAAACCTCCCCGAACTTATTCGAAGGCGTGGAGAACGCTGGCGTAGTTAAAATCGCTCAAAATCTTCAACAAGTAATCAAAGAGCAATACTCTAAAGATATCACGTTACGCGAAGCGAAAGAGATTTTAGATTCCGGGTTCTACAAACTTCGTGGCCAACGTTTCGATATGCAGGAAGTGATTACTAAAGTTTGTGATGATTACACCAAAGAAATTTTGACGTTGATTGAAGATCGTTACGGTAACATCATCGACAAATGCGACTTTGTTTGTTTATTAGGTGGCGGGGCTAGCATTCTTAAATCCACAGATCCGTTCTTCAAAGTAGTTAAGAACAAATCCGAGTTCTATAATGCCATCGGGTTCTATCTATACGGGGTTAAGCAACTCTAATTTTGATAAGTTAAGCCTATTACATCAATAGGCTTTTCTTTTGTTTAGAGTGCGAGTTCTAGTTGTGTTTTATTGGTAGATATATTATAATACAAACATTAAATTAATTAGCAATCATAGGAGCAAAAAATATGAACCAACAGAATCAGTTCAACCCAGATTACGTCGTCACAGTAGGTGAAATTTTAAAAGAAGAATATCTAGAACCATTCCATCTTTCAGTAGAGGAATTTGCTAGCAGAATTCGAATTACCGTAAACTTGGCTAATAAAATCTTAAATGGCGAAGAGCCTATCAATTTAAACTTGGCAGCAAGACTCGGAAAGTTGTTCAACACAACCGGAGATTATTGGATGAACTTGCAAATGATTGGCGAGTATCGCCAGTTATTGCAAGATCCGGATTTCCAAGAGGTGATGGATTCTATCAAACCGTTGGATGCCACTGCAATCTAATACCATTAAATATGTAAATTGTTTAGAATACTTTAAAGGATTTCATAATGGGTGGAAATGTAGTAGTTAAAGACGTCAACGGAGTTGATGTCGCCGCGGTTAAAGTGGATCTACGAACTGTAGGAAGATCAAACGTTATTAAATTAGCACAAAATCTTTTCAGTTCGTTGAACACTTTACATGAGGCAAAATATAGCGTACCTCTTTGGAAGAGCGATAAAGTTCTCAAAGATGCGCTAGTATTCAATGGTTCAAGTTCTTTCGTTTTAAGTGAAAAATTCAGTGACCAAGAAATTTTAAAATTCAAACCAACAATGGGTGATATTGATATTGCCATCCCATCGGAGCGCGCTGAAACTTTGTTCGAATTGCTAAGCAAACTTCAAGGTCGACAAGTTACCCGTAACGTGGAATTTGTCGGTATGAATAGAACCTCAAGCTCTTCTTTAGGTACCCAAATCAACTGTATCTTCCGTTTCTTAGATCCGGTAGAGTACTTGGTACAAGTAGACTTCGAGTTTTTACCATTCGAAGAAGATGGTAACCCAACGGAATGGGCGCGTTTTAGCCACTCAAGTTCTTTTGATGATGCGAAAGATGGAGTAAAAGCGGTTCACCACAAATACCTAATTCGCGCATTAGTCGGTGGAGTAAGCATTCGCCCTGATATCGTTATTGTCACCAGTAAGTCCACTTATGACAACTACAAATTGACTGCTGCTAGCAAGAAAGGCGATGTCGCTCGTATGTTAAAATTCTCGGTGGACCACGGCGTTCGCGTAGCGTATGCCCCATTACTAGATCAAGGCGGTAACGAAGTCAAAGATAACGGTAAAACCGTATACAAAGAAATTCCGGTAGCTTCAAGTGATTATAAGAAAACATTAGTAGAAATCTTTAAATTAGTTTTCAACAATGAAGATTCTAAAGATGTGGATAAACTTTGGACATTCCGCGGCGTAGTTGAACTTTGTAACAAGTATTTGAGCAAACAACAACAGAAAGATGTAGCGGAACGCTATTTTGCTTTACTTTGGGCGGATAAGCCTCAACGTGCTCAAGAGCTTGAACGTGGCGACCCAGAACTTGACCTTGCGGTTAAATCTGGTGGTTGGAATCTATTCAAAAAATTGACCGGTATCAAAGATCCGTCAAACTTTGAACAAATTTTGCAAACTTACTATGAAGGTTACCGAAACTAATGATCACCGTGGATTTGAGGAATTCGTATGAAAGAAAAAGAAGCGTTAGAGATTGCTAAGAAATCTGAAGATGAGAAAGAATTGGAAACCTTAGTGGACAATATGGATCTTTCCAAGAAGGTCCGTTTGGAAGTAGCTAAGCGCAAAGATTCTACTGCGTATTACGCAAAATTGGCCTTAACAGACAAGATGTTCACCGAAGATGACATTTTGTATATGTTGATTGACGATAAAAATAAAAACGTAAGCGAACGCGCATTTACCGCATTATGCGAACGTATGAAAGGCGCCGGAATCAAAGATAAGGATGTCCGTGAAGATTTCATCGAGTATGTGATTGATGTGGCGGAAAAGACTAAGATGAAAGATCGTCGTATTACCAACTACTTGCTTGAGAAATGTCTTAAAGCTACTAATTATGCGATTATCCGCACTGAATTGGAAAAATTGTTATCTAAGATGAACGAATCTCATCTTTTAGAAGCCTCATACATTCAATTAGCTCAACAAACTGAAAGCCAATCCCAACTTCAAAAATTAGCGGAAAGCCAGTTTGAGTCAGTGCGTGAAGTGGCGAAATCGAGATCTTTAAATGAAGGGTTGGCGGATATTAAGAAACTATTCGTAGTGGAGAAAGTTACCACTCTTCGCATCAATAAACGCGATGTGATTTCTAAGTTGAAGACTCTTATCGCGGTGTTCTCTAAGTTCCGCGTGTTTGATGATTTTAATGGTTTACTAGAACAAGCATTAAACGGTGTGGAAAAACAAGCAGATCGTCAATACTTCTTGAAACTTTCTAACGATATTCGATTTAATATCCGCGGTTTTGATAAGGATGCAATCGCATTGCTTGATAGTGAACGATTAAGGGATGATCTCGATGATGTTTTAAATCTTACTAGTTTGCTGAGCGGAACATCGCTTCCTAAAGATACACTATATAAGTTTGAGTAGTATTAATATCCAATAAACCCAATGAAATTATTTGCTTTAAGTGATCACCATTTCGGTCACCAAAACATTATCAAGTATTGTGATCGAAAAACTCACGAGATTCCAAATGCTAATCTATCAGCCTTAGAAGATGCTAAGGCTATGATTCTTGCTCATAATGAAGTAGTCCAGGATGACGACTTGGTCGTATTCGGTGGAGACATTCAAGCTAGCAAGCAAGGAAGAGAGTGGATCGCTAAAATTATCGCGAAGTTGAAAGGTCGTAAAATCCTCGTTAGAGGTAACCACGATCATTTCACTAACGAAGAGTATATCAAAATGGGATTCGAAAGTGTTCACGATATTTTGACTATCGATGAATTTTGCTTTTGCCATTATCCGGATGTTCCGTTAGCGGTGGATATTTGCCAGAAGAAGAATCTTACTTTATGTTGTGGTCATACCCATAAAGAGTTTAGAGATTATGGTGATGGGGTTAAGCGAATAAATCTCTGTGTCGATGTAGCTGGAAGAACTCCAATTCTTTTGAAAGAGTTTCCGGATTCTTAATTTATTTCATATCCCAAGATCCCCAAGATCTCCAAGATCTACCCGAAAGGGTAAGTTTTGGAGATTTTTTTTTTATTTTCAAACCTTTCAAGTTTCGGTGACCGAAACTCTTCAACTCCATTTTCAAAAATTTTCGTAGACGAAATGATTTATTGATGATTTCTATAATAAATACTCTATACTATAATTTTGTCCAAAAATCGCAGAGTAATATAATCAATAAGAGGAATTCTGATTAGTGTTTATTGAATCAAAGTACATACTTGATTACAATCGAAGAGTCAAAACCCCGTTTGGTTACCAAAGAATCGAAGAAATTCACAAAACCAAAATTTTGAAGTCTTTGAAGTTTATCCACGAACGTGGAGAACTCACCGTAGCTGAATTTCATACCTTTATCATCGATGAGGAAGAATTCCAAGCTAACGAAATGCGCGTTGGGGATCACTTCGATACTGTCGACGGCAAGTCTAAAATCCTGGAAATCCAAGATGCTGGGGAACAAGAGCTCTACGATATTACATTAGATCAATCTGAATTCGAAAACTTCTGGTACTACACCGGAGGTGTATTATCTCATAATTCCGGTAAGTCCATCACCGTAGCTTGCTATCTTTCTTGGCTTTATAATTTCCATAAGAATTTGAATATTGGTATTGTGGCAAACCGTGGCGCTCAAGCTCGCGAGTTCTTACAAAACGTCAAAGATATTATTTCGCGTTTGCCGATCTGGTTAATGCAAGGCACTACCATCTGGAATAAGCGCGATATCGCGAATGAGATAGGTTCCCGAATTTTGACGGACGTCCCTGGATCTGATAGTTTTAGGGGTTATACCGTTAATTGCCTTTCTGGAACCCATGTACTCTGTATTAAGGATGAATTTCAAAACATCAAGGACATCACCTTCGGTGAATTGTTTGAAATTTTGAAAAATGCAAAACCCGAAAGTTCAAGTTTCGGTGACCAAAACTTCACTCCTAATAAAAATTTTGAAATTCTTACTGATAATGGTTTCCAACCATTCTTAGGCCTTAAACGAACAGTAGCATCCGGATTGGATATAAAGTTTGATGACGGTTCTTATATTAAATGTACCAACAACCATCAAATGCTGCGCGATCGCGTAAAATCTGAATTTGTTTTAGCAAAAGATCTTAATATTGGGGATGAAGTAGATGGAAGAATCGTACAATCTATCGAAATCATCCCTGAAGGGGAATTCTTCGATCCAGTAGAAGTGCAGGGTAATCATACCTACATCAGTGACGGGTTTGTTCATCACAATTGCCTCGTTTGTGATGAGGCAGCATTCGTCAAGACCTCGGTCTGGGAAGAATTCGCAGATTCGATCTTCCCGTCCCAATCTGCGTTAGCTTGGAAGAAGAACATCATCATCTCTACCGCTAAGGGTCTCAATCACTTCTATGATATTGTGCAACGCGCAAAATTAGAAGATATGCAACCTAATTCCAAAACTGCGTTTATCGAAGTTCACTGGGATGAGGTTCCAAGATATGATTCTAAAGGTAACCTGATGGAGCCGGAAGAATTCAAACGTCAAATCATCAAGCGCTACGGACGAGTATATTTCGAGCAAAACTACGGTAACTCATTCGTTGGGTCTTCCGAAACTTTGATTGCTCCGGAAGTTCTCGCAGAATTGCAACATAAAAACCCTATCGCAGTATGGGATGATATGCTTAGATTATATTATGAACCTCAACAAAATCATACCTATATTATGAGTGTAGATGCCGCCAAAGAAGGTAAAGACTATTTCGCCATTCAAGTAATTGACGTAACCGAAATGCCTTTCCGGCAAGTCGCGGCCGCGAATTTGCAGGTGGATTACTTGTCTATGCCGGATTTCTTGTATGAATGGGGAGCAAGATTTAATACCGCGCATATGATCATTGAAAACAATGAAGGCGCCGGGCAATCCATTGCAGATATGTTGGTTAATCATTTCGAGTACCCTAACATCTATTACCAAGATAACAAATACAAGTATCCAGGATTTAGAACTACTAAATCAACTAGAGATTCTATTATTAGAATGTTACAAATACTTATTAACTCCGGCAAGTTGGAAATTTGCGATAAGGAAACCATCGGCGAATTCCAACGATTTGAATTGGTCAATGATAAGTATCAAGCCTCGTCTGGTCATGACGATTTAGTTATGGCGTTAGCTATTTCCATTGCTCCAATGACCAATATGGATAATTTCAGCGACTTCGGAAAATTCTTAGATGCTTTAAAATCCGATGAGGTTTTAGATTCCGGCGCGTTCTTCGAAATTGGGGATCTAGCATTCGAAGATTTCTAACATTCGAAGACTTTTAAAAATCAATATTTAGAGCTTTCATATTTCGGTCACCGAAATTTTGAAAGTCTCAAATAACTCGTGCGACAGCACAAAACGTTAAATTTAACAAAAAGGAAAACAAAATGGCAATTACAGTTATTACTCCTGCTGACCTAGGTACAGGTTTAAAAGTAGAAGCTCAGAAGGTTGTTGTTGATACTGCAGCGTTAAGTATCCCAGTTGATGTGAAATTATCTGGTGTGTCAGTAGACAAAGCTGAGAAGAAAATGAAATTCACTTTAAGTGATGGTACCGAAATCGAACAAAGTATTGCAGATTTCTTAACAGTGGATACTGATACTAAAATTGTTTCTGGTTCATACGCTGGTAACAAAATCACTTTAGTGGATAGCGAAGGCGCTAATGTTGAAGTTGATCTTTCAACTTTAGTTACCGAAGTTAAAGACGCCGCAGCTACTAAAGCTGGCGAATTAGTAGATGCTGCTAAAGCGGCTCAAGCTACTAAAGACCAAGAACAAGACGCTAAAATCCAAGCTTTAGAAACAGCTAAAGGTGCATTAGAGCCTAAAGTTACTACTTTAGAAGGTANNCTTTAGAAAACAAGAAAGCTACCGGTATCGAAGTTAAATCTTTAGGCGAAGTGTCTTTAGGCTACTTAGTTTCTGCTAGCGACGTAACCGCGGCGGCGTAATCTTAAAAATTTCCGAGCCTTGATGATTTCGGTCACCGAAACTTTCAGGGTTCGGAAAATTAATTCGTTAAGGAGAATCTAATGTCTGCATCCACTGCTAGCGTCAATTTAGCTGATGTCAGTCAGTTTTTAGTAGGAAGTGATACGTTAAAGTTAACGCCATTCTTTATTAAGAATTTTACCATTCCTTCTATAGCTTTTGCCCATCCTAGTCTGATGACTAGATCTGGGGTAGCTCTTCATGCTGGGGCTGATAGCATCGACTTTAATGATCTCAGCTTGGATATTATGTTAGATTCTGGGTTCCAAACTTATTTCGAATTGTTAGATCTTGCGATGCAAGAAGTTAACTTCGAACAGGATACCTTTAGCACTCCGACTTTCGACCTATGGGTTCAAATTCTCAATTCGAACAAAGAAATACTCTTTAGAGTAGATTTCAAAAATTGTAGAATCTCCAGTATTGGGGAAATAGCACTCGATCCATCCGCGGAATTAGGTGCTAGTCTTAATATTGGGGTGGTATACGATTATTGGACTTATACTAAAGCGTATTGCGATAAAGAAGTTAGAAACAACTCGCCTATTCAGGGAATTGATGAAACAGTTTTAGATAGTTCCGGTACCAAGAAAGGCCCAAATCGTTGGATTGAGAAACCTTTGAGTGCGGTAAAAATATAAATACTATAACGAATTAAATATGCAAACTTTAATCGCAAATCGTTAACCTAACTATAGAAAGGAAAATACAATGGCAGATTGCAAATCTTGCGAAACATCATCATTATTCGCATCAACTCGCGAAGCTCGTTTAGAAGCTATTGCTAAAGCAAAACGCGATGAACAAGCTCGCAAAGAACAAGTAGAACGTTTAGAAGCGATTCGTCGTACTATCGCTATCAACGATGCTAAAGAACAAGCTCGCTTCCAAGCTTTACAAGAAGCTGAGAAAGAGTTCAAAATTCGCGAACGCGACATCCTTGAAAAACAACTCGAAGAAACTATCGAGATGTCTAAACGCATGCAAGAACAATACCAAGAGTTCGTGGTTACTACAAACGCGATTGCTGAGAAATTAGCAAATCCGGCTATGTTGTTCAAAACTGCAACTATCAAATCAGCTGACGAATTCAAAGACTACTTCAAATTAACTTATGAAGATGGTCGCGTATTAAACATCCCTATGGGTTTAATCGACTTCGTTTTAAAATCAAAATTAGATGCTATCAACACTATGTTCGATTTAGTTAACCAAGAACACGACGCGGTTAGCAAACGTGTTACGGCTAACGAAGAACAAGTGAACAAATTAGCAGATCTATTCAAAACTTTAGTGGCTAACATCGCAACTCACGAAACTGATCAACAAGTTGCGTTTGAGAAATTCAAATGTGAAGTTAAAACTAAAGTGGATGAATTAACAGCTAACGTTAACACTATCGCTGAATCTTTCGCGAAAGTGGTTGCTACTGTTGATAAACAATCTGAAGTTTTAAACACATTAGTAAAAGCTAACTAATAACTTTCGGTAACAGAAACTTAAAAAGTTTAGTTTTAAATTATTAAGATCTCCACGATCCACTAAATCCACCAGAGAGCTAGAGTGGTTAATTGTGGAAAGTGGAGATTTTTATTTTGTTTAAATATAAACAAACCATACAGAATTTTAGTTAACGTTAACAAAAAGGTAAACAAAATGAAAGAAAGTAAAGAACGCTTAGAAAGCGCCCGCTCAGTAGCTCCTGAGTTCTATGGTTCTCGTTACGAGTTCGCTCACGACTTACCATACATGAAAGCAGACATCTGGGCTGAGGGTAAAGCTGAAGAGAAAGACGAAAAGGCGAATGAAGAAATCTATCGCGTTTTTGGCCACGATCCAGCAACCTATCCAAACCAAGACAACCCACAACACTTCGCAAACGTGCAGTTTGGTGGTAAAGTTGACAACAACAAACTTCACGTAATGCAAGACAGCGAAGCTTCTCGTACCGAGATCAATATCGCGTTACGCGCAGTGAAAGAAAATGCAGAAGGCCGTTTTGCTCGTGATGGTGAATATTCACGCGTAGCATTATGGAAACCGGAAGTGGAAAACCAAGGCGTTGAACGCACAGTTCGTGGCTTACGCCAAGATGGTGAAGAGATCCAATCTCGCGAAGGTTCACGCAAATACGGTGAAAAATCTCGCGTTGAATTTGAACACGATGCTGGTTACTTAAAATCTGAAATCTTCACTGAGAAGAAAGAAGAGAAGAAAGAAGAACCAAAACCTCAACCAGAACCTCAACCAGAGCCGCAACCACAACCAGAGCCGCAACCACAACCTGAGCCACAACCAAAACCAGAACCTTGCCCTGAAGGTAACTGTGAACCAGGTACTTTAGGTAATGCGTTAGGCAAAGCGGACAAAGCGGCTGAAGCTATCGATAAAGTGATTGATCCGGTTCAACCAGCAGCTCCAGCAGTTGAAGCAGGTACACCAAACACAGCGGAAGATCATTTAGAAGATAATAGCGGTGCAATCTCTAATCCGGTAGGCAACGAACACCTATAAGGTGGTCTAAATGAATAGAGAAAGTTGTTTAGATACCCTCGATCTTAGCGAAGAATCAAAAGGTCCTAAATCTTCCATTAGCTTCGAATCTAACCAACAAGACTTTCAGTCACCAGAAGAAGGCTTGGCATTTTTAGAATTAATGCAAATTACTAGAAAGCGCCAAGCTATCTTAGAAGAGCAAGAAACTTATGAACTTGCGAGACTTAAGAAGTTGTTGGATTTGGATGTTGAACTACAAAGTTTAGGTGTAAGCACATTATACTTCCCAGATTTAGAAAATTTGGTAAGTTGTGAATAATAAAAAGGAATAGAATAATGTCTACTTGGAAATTAAACGGTAATTGCAATTCTGGTTGTAACAATAGTGGCACCAAACCGGCAGTAACTGATTGCAACGTATTATCATCTGATGTTAATCTTTTATCATTAGACATCGTTGAACGTTTATTAGCTGAATTATCTACCGGTGAAAAATCTGGTATTAAAACTCGCGAAGCTCTTTTAGTAGAGAAAATCGTAGAATTAGTAAAAGCTAAAATCGACGAATCTTATCGCGGTCCTCAAGGCCCTCGCGGTCCACAAGGCGTTCAAGGCGAAGCCGGCCCTCGCGGCGCAGAAGGTCCTAAAGGCGATCGTGGTGCTCAAGGCGCTCAAGGTCCACAAGGTCCGCAAGGTATCGAAGGTCCACAAGGTCCTAAAGGGGCAAAAGGGGATACCGGTGCTAAAGGTAAAGATGCGGATTATACCTCTGTTGAATTTACTAACGCTGTTAAGAAAATCATTCGCGAAGTTTCTGCAGAATAATTAAATATTTTAGAGGTCGTACAATTTCGGTGACCGAAACTTGTGACCTCATAAAAAACTTCTTTTAATCGATTATAAGGAAAATAATAATGACTCCAGAACAAGCAGCACTAGATGCTCAAAACTCTGCCACAGCAGCTAACCGTTCAGATGAAGCGGCGGCGGCAAGTGCACGAATTGCAGCAACCGAAGCAGAAAAAGCGGTAACTTCCCGTAACGCGGCAGACACTTCACGCGACCAAGCTCAAGTTTCTCGCGATAAAGCAGATGAAGCCCGTCACGGCGCTGAAGATGCTCGCACTGCATCTGAAAAAGCATCAGCTCAATCCGAAGTTTCTCGCTTAGCGAGTGAAGCGGCTAAAGTATTAGCGGAAAAATCACAACAAGCAGTAGAAAAATCAGAAGCTAACGTAACTGCATTAGAAACTAAAGCTTCATTAGCAAGCGAAAAAGCGATCGAAGCAGCGTTAAATGCTGGTAAAGCTCGCGATGAAGCACACCAAGCTCAAACTAACGCAGAAGCTAACGAAGACAAAGCGGTAGCGGCTAAAGATGAAGCTACTAAACAAGCTGATGAAGCGAAGAAAGCTAAAGAAGATGCTTTAACAGCGGCTAAAGAATCTCAAGCGTCTGCAACCGAATCATTAGCTAAAGCTAAAGAATCTGCATTATCTGCGGTAGACTCAAAAGACTTTGCTAACCAAGCAGAATTAGAAGCTGGTAAAGCTAAAGAACAAGCGGAAGCCGCTAAAACTCAAGCGACTAAAGCAGAATTAGAAGCAACCAAAGCGGAAGCTAAATCTAATGAAGCTACTGCAACTTTAGGTAGTGTTAAAGCCCAAGCCACTTTAGCAGAAACTAAAGCAGAAGAAGCTAAAGCAAAAGCAGAAGAAGCTAAAGCATCACAAGAAGCTATTGCGGTATTGGAACGCACTGTAACTTCAAATGCTTCTGCGGCGGCAGCGAGCGCTCAAGCGGCGGCTAAATCTGCCGAAGCGGCAAATGATTCAGCAATCGAATCTGGTAAAATCGCCGTGGCGGTAACCGAAGCTCAATTGAAAGTTTCACAAAGCGAAGCTCAAGTAGCCCAACATCAAGCAGATGTAGTAGCTCAAAAAGCGGAAATCCAAGCTATGTTACTTGAAATCAAAGCTAAAAAAGCTGAAGTGGAAGTAGCAGAAGTTAAAATCAAAGCGATGTTAGATGAAGTTCGTAATTTACACGAATCATTCAAACGTTGCCCTACTGCAATCCCAACTACTGTGGTAACCACAAAATCTGTTAACGCAGCGATCCAAGAATACTTGGATGCTCATAAAGCACCTAAAGCTGACGCTACAAACGCCCACGCTTAATTAATCGGAGGCTCAAATGACTGATAAAGTC